TAAGTTTCTTCGGTTATGTATTCTGTATCACCATTTGGTGCCATTATAATATAACCATTTTCCAATTTATTGACAACTACGAATAACATAACTTTATCTAATATTTCTTAAACTCCAAATCTTTTCTTCACTAAACCAATAAAAATTGACGGCAATAATTTGATTGGTTGAATCTATCACAATAAAATCAAACCCATCTCGTTGTATTAATCCTGTAGCTGGTTCAACTTTACAAGTGGGGTAAAGTTTTTTCAAATGTTTTTGTCTTTCGTATTGGTCAACACAAGAAGTTGTTAATACAATTAATAATAAAAATAGTAGTTTTTTCATAATTTAGGTAGATTTATATTAGTAACATCACTAATTATTTTTTCAAAGGCTTTTTTACAATCTTGGACACCTTCATTATAATATTCTTGGTTAATTTTGTTTTCCATTTCTAAGGCTTGTTTATATACCTCATATCCTTCTTCAGTTGTTGCTTCAGGATTATCATTGATAAATCTGTATAAAAAATATACTGCTCCGGTTTTTGTCATTTTAATAAGGTTTTTTATAATATTCCCAAACTTCATCTAATTGAGAGGGGTCTTTACACCACATAATCCAATCATCTTTTTCAATCTCTTCTTCAATAACATCAATATAGAATGTTTTTGGTGTAAATGGAAATCCTTTAATCTCCTGACTTGACCTAATCATATTGGTATTGTTGATAGCATCTTCTCTAGTTAGATATAAAGGTCCTGTCCAAGTAACACCATCAGGACATCTTTTAACAATAGCACTATTATAGGTTACTTTCCCATCTTCGTGTTTGAATAAACCAGATTCTCTTTTATTTTGATACCATATACCACTATCCCCTAAAGGTCTAACATCACCCCATTCTTCATCTTTACCAGTAATTGGTATAAGAGGTTTGTATTCACCTAATTTAGAGAATAATTCAAGTGTCATTGCTGCGGACATACCTGAATGTCCTTGATTGGAGAATACCTCCATAAGTTCCATAACCGCTTTTGCCAACATTCCACCATAATCGGAGTCTTGGTCAAAATATCCAGCTATTTCTAATTCCATTTTTGCGTGGTCTAATAGTCCCATATTATATTGTTGTATTTGATTTAATTGTTCCTAGATTTGTAATCGGGTTGGATATCATTTGATTTCCTATAACACAACCACAAATACCATTACCTCCATTTGCTGGATTACATCCACATATTGTATGATAAGGAACTTTGTCAGGTAATTTGTATTCGTATCTGTCTTTGATGAACATCGAGTCAGGATTATAAGTCATCTCATATAATCGTATTAAAGAAAATATGGAACTTTCAATTTCTTTGATGTCTGTTGAATTATCAAAAACATCTTTAATTAACATTCTTAAATTGTCTATTGTCATTATATTGCTAATTCTAAAGGTGAGTTAATTTTTTTAATCTTGTCGACATTATAAATCTTAAAATCTTCAATGGTATAGTCGTAGAAGTTTTTATCGTTTACTAGTTCAATGTAGGGGTAATTTCCCTCAATCGGTTGTTTATTAATAATTTCAGTAGCAGCTTCAAAATGTCTATCATAGATGTGTAGATTTTGAACTAAATGACAGAACTTTCCAACTTTATAACCACAATGCTTAGCTACCATCATCTGTAAAGCAACATATTGTATCTTGTTAATATATCCAGCGACTAAGAAATCGTTACTTCTCTGAATAAGTGTCATATCCAAAACTTTATCTTCACCAACCTTTCTAACTGACCATATGGTTTCATAAGCACAAGGATAAAGTCCTGGTGTTTCCCTTAAATCAGAGTATTGATACATATTCATAATGTGTCTTCTACTGAATGGGTCTTTCATTAACCCTCCAATTAATTCATCCATTAATCCATATTTACCAATGGTTGAGCCATATCTTCTTCCAATTGTATCATCCCCAATGTTCCATTCATCCCACCAATTAATTCCCATTTCACGAGCAACTTCAAGTGATGAAGTTTGTTTTTGATAAATCCAAAGTATTTCTTTAATACCAGTTTTGATAGCAGTATTTCTTAATGTTGGAATTGGAAACTCCCCTTCAGATATGTTATATTCTTCCCATACTTGAGTTATGAATCTTGAGTAAGCTGGTGTTCCATCTTTATATTTAGGTCTAGGATTTTCATCCCAAGAACCCTCAGACATTATTTTGGAGATATTTTCAATGTAATATTTGTCAGCTTTATTCATATCTTTGTTTAAACTCATCATTTTTATTATTTTATTCATATCTTTGTTTAAACTCATCATTTTTATTATTAAACTCCTCTTCAGTCAATATGATTAACTCATCAGGATTACTGAACATTTCTTCAATGTGGGGTTGACTACCCAACATATCCCCACTTTCATAAGCTTCCTTTATTTCGGTAACTTTATGAAAGTATTTTTCATATGATTTCATTAATTTTTATTTGAGAATAGAAAAAAATTAAATAATTGTCAACTATTTTTTAACAACTTTGAACAATGATTTTTCGATGTGATAACCATTGTTAATGAAATGTTTTAAGCTATTCACATTACAATGAGCATACACTTGTTTTTCTGTGTCCTTAATTCTCATATCTCTGTAGTTCCATAACATTTTATAGATTCCTTTGTTTCTATGTTCTTCTTTTACAAATGCGTGACAGAGATAAATAACATGTGGGTGTTCTATATAGGAAACAATACCAACCAAATTATCTTTTATGAAACAACCATAATATGTTGCAGTTTCGTCTAACAAATCAGGTTTTATTTCAACGAATTCTTTTTCAACTTCTTTATAATTAACCTTTCTAATTTCCATATTTTATACTTCAATGATATACCAGTTTCCATCAACATTTTCAACCAAACAGGTCGTGTTCTCACAAAAATCACCTGAGTTCATATAATCAACATCTATTTTCGGTTGGTGAATATGTCCACATACCGCAACATCGTATCCTTTTTGTTTTGCCAATTTTGTTGCATTGGCTTGAAATCTTTCCAAGAAATTATTCAATCCTTTAACATTTTTTTTGATTATATTCGCCAAAGAGTGATAAGGTAGATTGAGTTTTTTTCTTATGAAGTTATATAAGGTATTCAACTTGATAACAAAATCATATGACCATCCACCGATGATTGCAACCCATCTCATTTTAATAATAATAAAATCTAAAACATCCCCATGAAAACAATAATATAATCTACCATCAACACCTCTGAATCCATATTCCCTAACAAAGTCAATCTTACCCATTTGAAATGGTACAAATTGGTGCATAAAATCATCATGATTTCCGTGAAGATATATGATTTTAGTTCCTTGTTCAGCCTTCTTCATCAACTTTCGAATTATTTTTGAATCACCCTTCTTCCATTTTACACCTCTCTTCAATGCCCATCCATCAATGATATCACCATTCAAGATTATTGTCTCGGCATCATTATAATCCAAAAACTCAATAATCTTGTCTGTGTTCGATTGAATCGCACCCAAATGTAAGTCACTCATAATAATTGTTTTCCACTTGTCCATATTTTCTTTTTTTGATAAATAGAAAAGGGGGAAACCAATAATTGAAATTGAATGTTATCTTAATTTTAAGTTTTAGTAGTCCGATTTTATGGAAATGTAAATATTATTATACCAACCGAATACTTGGTCTTTGAAGATTGTTACCAATCTAAATTGTTTCATATCAATTTCCCTTTCAACGAAATCACTTTCATTAGGAAATCTAACCCATCTTTTTTCTTTCATTATTCAAATGTTTCAATTTTAGTATAAATCTGTTTCAACTCAGTCCAATTACCTTTATAGGTTGTTGCCCTAACAGGTCTATTGTCAATCCAATGGTATATCTGTCCATCTTTACATCTAGGTTTATCCATAATCAATCCGTGAAACTTAAATCCTTTCAATCTCAACCAATCTTCAGTAACACTTCTATCTTTACCTTCTCTGGCAGTGAAAAATGTTATTATATTTCCCTCATCATACCATTTATTAAGAATCTGTCTACTTTCCTCATAATGTTCAGCAAATGGATACAAATGGGAATCTTCATTTCTAATATCTTCACAAATTGTTCCATCAATGTCAATCAAATATACTTTATTCATAGTTCTTCCAAAGAGTTTCAGTTTTGGTTTTAGGTTTATGGTTACCATCAACAGTTTTTACATCAAAATGAACTTTAATAAATCCATTATCAGTCAATCTATCATATAATTCACAATCATATCCACTAATCAATATCTTAGCTTTGGAATCAATAACAGAATCGAGAAACTTAATATGTCCATCTCTATCCATATCTTCCTTATATCTCGCATTTGTTCTGGTTGATTGTTCATAAGGGGGGTCAGCATAAATGAAACAATTTGGATATTCCTTGTATTTTTCAATCAACTTTATTCCATCAGTGTTTAACATAATTACTTTTGACAATCTATCGTGTAATTCAGGTAATCTATCAATTGCAGACAAAAAATCTGAAGTTGATTTACTCATCTTCCTTCTTACTATGTTGCTGATTGTAATTCCACCCACACCATTATGTGATGTTCTGTTTACATAAAAAAAGTAAAATGCTCTATCCAAAGTAGTTAAGTCACCTTTCAACTTATCTTTGAATTCCTTCCTTAAATCTTCGGAGAAATGAGTTAAATCACATTTGAACTTGAACTCATCGAATAAATCTTTATCCGACAAAACTTTATAAAGAGAATAAACATTTTGTTCTATATCATTGTAAATCTCAATTTCAGTTTCAGGTTTTTTCAATCCTATTGAGAAGGAACCACCGAATGGTTCTAGATAAATGTTGAAGTCATTTTGGTTGGGGAAGTGTTCTATAATATTGTTAAACATTGTTCCTTTTCCTCCGAAATATTTTATTGGTGTATTCATTTATTCTCTAATTGGTTGATGTGGTGTTGAAGATACCATAAAGTCTTACCAGCTCTACTAATATACTTTACAGTGTTACCCAAAGCAAATCCTAATGACCAGGCATCAATCACTTTTATCGCTTCGTAAACATTGTTTTCACCAAATTGGTAATGTTGAGGGTGGTTTACCATTTCATTTTTCTCCCAAGTTTTCATATTTACTTTAAAATTTCAGGTTTATATTTTTTTAAAAAATCATAACAAAAATTAATCATATCTTCAACTCGTTGTCCTGGTGGTTGTGATTTAACCCATAATTCTAAATTTTCTTTTGAATTATCATTTTTAATGCCATTTTTATGGTGAACTTCTTCGTTCGGTTCTAAAAATCGACCAATCATTTCCTCCATAACCAATCTATGCTTTAAAACATAACCAATTATGTTATTTGGGTGTTCAGGTGCGTATTTTTTTACATAACCATGTTTTGTGGTAATTCTACCACCTTTCCAATTGTGATTTTCTTCCCCCTTTCTTATACAACCACAAGATTTATGTTTTTCTCTTCTTAATGCTCCTGTTGATACTACAACTTCATTTCCACAATCGCATTGACATAACCAATGATTAAAATGTTCTTACCAGCTCTACTAATATACTTTACAGTGTTACCCAAAGCAAATCCTAATGACCAGGCATCAATCACTTTTATCGCTTCGTAAACATTATCTGCTCCTCCATAATGGTCTGGATGGTTAACACTTTCTTTCTTTTCCCAAGTTTTCATTAAGGTCTCCATTTTTGATTTTCTATTTTATTTTCATTCATATTTTTTCCCATCTTTTCATAGTCCTCTACAAGTTGTTCAACGATTTTTTCTAAAACATCGACACCTTCTTCTTTTTGAGATAGGTAATGATTAAGGTGAACATCTTTAGTTTCTTTCCACCCTTTTGTGTTGGTTAAAGTTACTCTTAATTTTAATGATTCCATATTTGTATTTTGATTTTAACAATAAAAAAAGGTTCCAACTTTTGGTCAGAACCTTTCTTATTTGGATTTTAATTTCTTATAGTCCCAATAATACATTTGCTTGTTCCGCCCAAGTCCAACTGAATGAACTTTTATTAGCACCAACTGTTCTTGTTGTAACACTTGTTGCAAAAGCACTAGTACCATTCTTGAATACACTAGTTAATGTTACATTCAATGGAAGTATAGCTTGTAAGTTTGAGAAAGTCAAAACTCCATTAGCTAAATTATCTGTTGAACAAGTAGAATTCGTAGGATTTGATATAGACAAATCACCTCTACCTGCTAAAGCTGGGTCAACAAAATCAAAGAAAAATATATTTTGGAATGTACCTCTTGGACATGCCCTAAAATCTCCTAATTCGGCTTCAGGACTACCTTTAATAGTTCCATTCATTATTGTATGGGACGCCAAATATGTTCCTTCAGGACCATCAATTTCTAAAGCATGGTCTGTAGCATTACCACAGATTACAATAAAGTTATTTAATGTTCCAGCCCAAGCTTGGTCAGTATCAACTGCATCATCACCTGAAAACCATACCACTAGATTAGTTAAATTAACTGTGCCACCAAAGAACTCAACACCATCATCTTGATTGCCAACGATTTCAATGTTTTCAATTGTTGTACCATTACCAACACCACCCAAAGTTAAACCATTAATTTCGTTACCATTTCCAATGTTAGCACCACCATGACGAATTGATACATATTTCAATACACCAGAGTTATCATTTACATCATTACCACCATATAAACCATTTGGGTCAGTGGTTGGAATACCTTCAATTTGAATTTCATTTGCTGAAGCTGAGATTGGTGCTTTACCTAAAATGATTACACCACCCCATAATCCTTGTACCGCAGGGTCAATATTAGGACTGATGAATAGGCCAGCACCTACTTGTTCAGGTGTGATTTCATCAGCAACAGATGTAAAGATAATTGGTCTAGTTGGTGTACCAACAGCATTGATTTTACCACCTCTTGCAATTAATAAAGCAGTGGCATTTGCTCCTGTACCTGCTTGACCTTTAATTATAGTACCAGGTTCGATTGTTAAAGTAACACCATCTAATACTGTGATTCTTCCACCCAATTCATAAACATTATTCGCAGTCCAAGTTGTGTTAGAAGTGATGTTTGATGAAACTAAAACATTAGTTGTTGCTCCTTGACAAGTTCCATCAACACAAACTTGTCCATTTGGACATACTGTATCAGCACAAACATCCTTTTGTTTACAAGATTGTAAACTTGCTAATACAACAAAAAGTAAAATAAAAAGTTTTTTCATAAAATTGTTTTATTGGTTTATTAACTATTAATAATTAATTTAACACAACCAATAAATCCAATTTTCAATATTACTTTATTGTTAAGTTTTTAGATTGTAGAACATAAGACATTACTTTCCGTTTAAAAAGGGGTAACATCGTCTCTTCCATTGGGACATCTTTTTCACAATGAACATAAAATGCAGGTAGTTCATTACTATTTGAAATGAGGTGTGTAAAGAAGTTAGGGTCTTCTACTTTTTTAAAAGATGTCTTATTATCACCTTTATACTTTCTAACATTGTACTCCCAAATGTTGATTAGATTGTTAGATTTGGTATAGAAATAACCTTTCTTGGATTCGAGGTTATCTTCGTTTATAATTGATATAATTTCTATTGAGTCGTATACAACTGTCCATACTGATTTAATTATATCAAAGTAATCCTGAAGTTTGGCAACACTATATTTTAGTATTTCTTGTAGTTGGGATTGTTCACCTATTGTTAGGATTGGTAAATCTTTTGTTTTTAAATCCTTGAATGTCAACTCATCATCCAATGATGTTAAGGTCTTATCAGTATATAAGATTTTGTTGTTCTTAATAATGTTTTGGACATTCGCTAAATGGAGTGTGATTTCAGTGAACATTGGGTAAACTTTCATTTCCTCTAGTTGTTTGTTCAACTTTTGAAAATAACCCAATAACACATATTGTTTCAACTCGGCATCAATAACTCCATCGAAAATCCAATTTGTATCCATCACAAACTCTATTTTATTTTTTTTCATAATCAAAATATAAATAAAGTTTTATCCAAAATAAACTAGTTCATTCTCATTATGACAAAAGTATATTTCTTACCATCAGGTGTTGTTACAGTTTGTTCATCATATCTTCCATCATAAGAAGCCATAACACCCAAACCATCACTATCTACAATATCAGTTGCAACCCCTTTTATATTAACATACTCTTTTAAATCACTGCCCATTTCTTTTAACCAACCAATTTCATCAGTGTTTCTTACATAGTAATCGACTTTTTCTTCAATCATTTCTTCACTTGGTTCAGTATCAGGTTCAATACCATCAAGTTCCTCTTGAGCTTTCTCAATGTTATCTTCTATTTCTTCAATTTCACTTTCCAAATCAGCTATTTCATCTTCATCCTCTGTTCTTTCTAATTCTTCTTGTTTTTGAGATTTTAATTCTTCCATTTCGCTGATGTAGTTCTCAAGTTGTTCTTTTCTTTCCTCTTGTTCAGTTGTTAATTCATAATCATCTTCATCGAAATATATATCAGGATTTTCACGAACATCATCGTAATACCAATCTCTCATTTCATCTCTGATTTGGTCTTTATCTAAATTATCTTCAATCAAATATTGATTAATACCATCAATACCAATATCCTCGATTAATTGTTCTTGATTCTCGATTGCTGCCTCATAAACATCATCCCAATAACCAACAGTGTATTCTTGACCCCTTAAACCAATAACCTCAAAATTGTTCAAGTCACCATAAGAACGATATGATTGGGGTATAAGATAATATACATCAGCTACACCCTCTTGTAATTCCTCAATTTCATTCTGTAAGTCAGTAATCCTATCATATATTTCTTCCCTTTCTTCAGAATCCATTTCCAACCCTTGACCTTCTTCAACTAGTCTTTCAATTTCTTCGTTTTTCTCTTTAATTTCATTTTTAGTATTTTCATCCATTTCATTCAAGTCACCCTCACCTACCAAATAATCGAACAAAGCATTTGCTGCCAACCCTTCATCATCAATTTTTGGATTATCCAAGTCCCATTCACCATCTTGTCGTCTCTCATCAGCATCTGCCAATTTAGCCAACTCCTCTCTTCTAATTCTCATTTTTTCGATTGGGGTATTATAATCACTTACAGAACCTTTAACCACTGTGTTACCCAAACTACTAATTTGTGTACTACTAATATTTAATCTTCCAGTAATAACGGCAACATTTCCCAAATCTTTAATCGGAGTTCCACTTAGATTAACATCTCCAACAACATATAATGGTTTCCCACCAAACTTTTTAATACCAGTAACCTTTGAGTTATATGAAGCTAACTTCAATAGTTCCTCATATTGTTTAGCAGTAATCTCATAATAGTCACTTTCATTTTGTTCTTTAAGGATTTTAATTAGGTTTTTTGCCTGACTTTCGGCTATAATAATTTTTTTCATATTGTCAAATAAGGTTTTATTTACATAATATAAATACTTAAGATATTTATTAATGAAGTTGACTTCATAAATTAATTAAACTGATAATGACATGGGATGTGGATGCAAAAACAAACCACAAGGTCAACCAGCCCCTTCAACACCACCACCTGCTAACAACCAAACAACTAGTCAGAGACAGGTGACTAACAACAACATTCAAGAGTCAATCAAAAAGGTTGTTGAGAAGTACTACAACAAAAGATAACTTCACTGAAGGGAAGGTACGAACTTTGAAGGGGACAATCAATGTCCCTTTTTTTATTTTTACTATTTAAGATAATAATTTTTTTGTTTATACATTTGATAAAAAAATTATGAAGTATATTAATAGATTCTCAAAAGAAGGTTTTGTCAACCTATTCGCTGACTTTATTGTCAAAAATGTAAACCCAAACTTTACCTCAAGATTTCAAGTTGTTGATTTTAAATCATTCTTAGTTGTTTATGGTGCAACAAACTCAGATGAAGTTTTAGATTTAAATAAATTAAGAGATTTATTTGTTGAAAAGAATCCTGATTTATTAACCTATCTTAATCTTAAACATATCAATATAATTGATTTAATAGATTACAGAGAACCACTATCCCCAAACGAATATTACTTCGAATATTACAAAAGTGATAGACCTTTATTCCACCAACAAGTAATCAATGAAGTTAATAGAGATAGTAAACAAGATTATAATAAAGAGTTTTTAAACAATATCGATTTTACAGATAAACTTGAGTTACAATTTTATTCACCATTCATCCCTGGTAATCTCAAAATATTCAATACAACGAACTTTCTTTCTGTTTCTTCATCTTTTCCTTACGGATATAGTTTAAACCTCGGAAGGAGGGAATTGTATTATGGTGAACATATTTGTAACCAATTATTCAACTTACTTGAAACTGATAAAATAACATTCAAGTATTCTTCTGTAATTAATAATGATGATGACTTTAACATTGAAGTGATTTGTGATTCAATATATTCACCAGAAAAAATCAAATCCTTGATATTAGATGTATTTGATTTCAACTTGAATAAATTCACAAATGACTACATCAAAGATTATGATTTTGAAAAAGATATTGATAATCAATTGGATGAGAAACCTTGGTTGGTGAAAGATAGAATGAAAGATTTGGTTATATTTTAAATGAAAATGTCCCCTAATATTGGGGACATTTTTTATTGTAAGAACTTTTTGATAATTTCTAATGCTTCTTCTAATTCGTTGAAATCTT